CTGCTGCTGCTCAATCTGCATTCACAATATTAGCAAACAATACAAATGCAAGTGCAGTACCAACAGAGCAGGTTTATAAAGATATTGCAGAGCAAACTAATTTAGCAAGTGTAAGTACAATATCTTGGACTGGAACTGCTCCAACAAAACCAATATCTTTAAATTACAAATGGAGTCAAATAGGTAGTTTAGTAACAGTAAGATTTAATCTAGTTTATACAACTGCTGGGGCTTCAAATGGACAAGTAATAATCACATTGCCAACAGATATGCCTACTCCAGCAACTATAAGCGGATTTACTTCTGCAACTGATGTTCAATGTTTTGGAACTGGTTCATTTTCAAGTTCAAAAGTATTACCAACAGTAGTTGGAATACCAGCTTTAAGAAGAAACTCTACAAATACTGGTTATGAGTTTGTAATGACAAGAACAAATGGAAGTATAAATACCGTTTGGTTACATTTCACATATTATACATAAAAAATTATGAAACATATAGTTCAAATAAATAGCATAGGAACAAACCTATACACATTAGTAAACACAGTAGATTATATTGGCGATTTAGAAAATCATCCTTTAGTAATAAATCAGCCAGAAATATTTAGAATTTCAGAAGATGATATTCCAAGTATAGTACAGTATGTGATATATTAATAATTCAAAAATGCAAAAAAAACAAGCATTTCGTTATATTAGAAATTTAAAAATTAAACTATGAAAAATACAGATGTATTGAGCAGAATTACTGCTTTGCTTAACATCAAAGTTAAGCTAGAACAACAAACACTAGACAACGGAACAGTTGTTGAATCGGATAGCTTTGCAGTAGGTGATCCTATCTTTGCTATTAACGGTGAAATTAAAGAGCCATTAGAAGTTGGCGAATACGTTTTAGAAAACGGTAATAAACTTTACGTTACTGAAATCGGAATCATTGGTGAAGTTGAAGCCTTGAAAGAAGAGGAAGTAATTGAAGAGGAATTAGCAACTGAAAAAGTAGAAGAAACAGTTGAGGAAGTAGTAGTTGAAGAACTTGCAGAAGTACCACCTACAATCGAAGAAGTAATTGCTTTGGTAATGGAAGCAGTACAACCTAAAATTGATGAGTTACAAGCTAAGCTAGATGCATTGAGCGGTATGCAAACAGAAATGAAAGCAACTTTATCTTCAGTTAGTGCTACAAAACCAACAACACATAAACCAACCGAAAAGGTAAGTTTAGGAAAACAAAATACTGGTTTAAATATATCAGGAACAGAATCACGAATAATGGCAATGTTGTCAAAATAAAATATTAATAATTAAAATTTAAAAAAAGATGCCTAATCAACCATCAATCTCATCAAATTACGCTGGCGAATTCGCCGGTAAGTATATCGCAGCTGCGGTATTAAGTGCGAACACAATCGCAAACAATGGAGTAACAGTTATTCCTAATGTGAAATTTAAGGCGACCGTGAAGAAAGCGGTTATTTCAGGCTTGGTGCAACCAGCGAGCTGTTCGTTCACTGACGCTGGTGTAGTTACACTATCTGACAAAGTATTAACCGTTGCAGAAATGCAAGTTAATTTGGAATTGTGCAAGACACCATTCGAAAAAGATTTTGAAGCCGCCTCTATGGGGTATTCAAGTTTTGATGTGATTCCTGCAACTTTCAGCGATTTCTTTATTGCAAAAGTATTAAAAGATATTGCTTATGACACTGAAACTTTCTTATGGAATGCAACAGACGGACTAGGTAAATTGCTTAAAACTGACGGAGCACAAGTTGTTGGAACACCTATACCAATTACGGCTGCTAATGTACAAGCTGAAATGGCTAGAGTAGTAGCATTAATTCCTGATTCAGTTTATGGAACGGAAGATTTCAGATTATTTATACCTATCAACGTTCAAAAAGCATACATTGCTTCTTTAGCTGGATTTGGTGCAAGTGGTGTAGGAGCAAACGGATTTAACGCACAAGGAACAAACCAAAAAATAGATACTGTTTATTTCAATGGTGTACCTTTATTTGTTGCAAATGGTTTGCCTGCAAACACAATGGTAGCAACTCAAATTTCTAACTTGTTTGTTGGATTTGGATTAGCTGATGATGCAAATGTCGTGAAAACTATCGATATGGCAGACATAGATGGATCTAAAAATGTTCGTTTCATTGCACGTTTCTCAAGAGGTTTGCAAGTTGGAATTGGAGCGGATTCAGTAACATACGGAATAGCATAATTCAAGGGGCTATTTAGGTAGCCCTTTTTTATTAACTTAATAAATATATAGATATGCCTTGTTTAATGTCAACGGGTCGCAAATTAGCCTGTAAAGATGCGGTAGGCGGAATACAAAAAGTATTCTTTGCAGACTACGGTACTTTAGGAACAGCTACAATAACAAATGGGATAGTTAGTACCTTTAGCGGTGCTACTGTTTCATTATTTCAATACGATGTTAAATCAGCATCGGGATTAGAGCAAACCATTACATCTAGTAATGACAACGGAACTACTTTTTTTGAACAAACACTTACTTTAGTTTTGACAAAATTAGATGCACCGACACAAGTGGAACTAGCTAAAGTTATAGCTACAAGACCACACGTTTTTGTACAGGATAACAACGGTAACTACCTTTCAGTAGGTATGACTAGAGGTTGTGACGTTAACGGTACAATTAGCACCGGAATAGCCCTAGGCGACTTAAATGGGTATTCTTTGACTATTACAGGTCAAGAGCCTATGATGGCACAGTTCGTTGTAGGATCTTACATAGATTCTAAAATTGCAAAAACTGGATTAATACCAACACAAATTACACCTGCATAGGGATATGAACAGGTTTAGAATTAGCACTCAATTTATTGGGTGCTTTTTTTTTACAAAATAAAATAACTTCACGTTATATTGTTATGATAGTATTAAACAAAAATCTAGACCTACCTATAACTATAATACCAACGGTAAATACAACCCTTTTGGATTTAGTATTTGAATTCACAGACGAGACAACTAAAACAGTTTATTTAAGAGAGCCATACTTTACTGATTTTACTTTTGACTTGGCTACTTATAGCGTGGTAACATCTAACTTTTTAAAAGAAAATACCTTTTATAATTTAAAGGTTTATTTGCGAGATGATGTAGAAAAAACAGTTTACAAAGACCGAGTTTTTTGCATTGCCGACGATGCAACAATACAAGACTATTCAATAAACGAAGGACAATATACGTTGCCTAATATTGACAACAATTTCTATAAAATATGAAAAGAAAAATAAATAAAATAGAGCCTAAAAAGATGGGCGGAATTGGTGTTGTAAATTTAGCAACTTATACAAGCCCTAAAGTAGTTGAAGTAAGAAACCAAGACTGGATTAATTACGGTGAAGATAACAACTATTTTGGCTACTTACAAGATAGGATTAATGGATCACCTACAAACAACGCAATTGTAAACGGTATCAGTCAAATGATATACGGAAAAGGCATTGACGCAAGTGATAAGTTATTAAAGCCTGAGGAATACGCACAAGCGATGCTATTGTTTGATGACGATACAACTGAACGCTTGTGTTATGATTTAAAAGCGATGGGACAATGCGCTGTTCAAGTTGTTTATTCAATAGATAAAACACGAATAGTTGAGTGCAATCACTTTCCTATTGAAACATTAAGAAGCGGTAAATGTAATGAAGATGGCGAAGTAGAAAATTATTTTTATGCTGAAGACTGGACAAAAGTAAATCGCCAGAACAAACCTTTAGAAATACCTGCTTTTGGCTTTGGTAATGGTGGCGAAGAAATACTATACATCAAACCATATAAAACAGGCTTTTACTTTTATAGCCCCGTTGATTTTCAGGGCTGTTTACAATACTGTGAGATCGAGGAGGAAGTGTCGAATTTTCACCTAAACAACATACTTAATGGTATGAGTCCGAGCTGTCTAATAAATTTCAATAATGGGACACCGACCGAAGACGAGCAGAGGGATATTGAACGAAATATACAAAACAAGTTTGGCGGGAGTTCTAACGCAGGTCGGTTCATCCTATCTTTTAACGATAATAATAACTATGGGGCTACTATAAACCCAATTCAGTTATCAGACGCGCACAATCAATATCAATTCATTGCAGATGAAGCAATGAGAAAAATTATGATTGGACATAGAGTTATAAGCCC